CACACACTTTTCATTCGCACTAATTACACCTTGCTACGGCAAGCGGTCATAAGGACCCTCACACTGATCTGGAGCCGGATCACCCTACGCGGAGGCGGATAGAGTTCAGCACCATAACCCTGAACCAAACCCTCAACAATGGCTACAACAGTACATGAGGTAGTGCGTCATCCAAGCATTGTCAAGAACCCAGAGTTGTGGCAATGAACAATTGTTGTGTGGATGCAGATTGAGAGCAGTGGGCTCGTACCCTGCGATCTGGGTGAGGTTGTTGCAGTAGGGCAACTCCCTTGGTCAATGTGTGTTTGTTTTATCAATGATGCGACTAGTTGGTAATCCTTATTTGTGGTCGAATTTGTGTCATCTGTCCTATTGTGTTGTTTAAATGATCTACCACTGCGATGAGCACAACACATTGCACATCATAATGGTAGGCATCAGGACCAAAGTCACCAGTTTTCCTGGTCGAACTTGTGGCTTATTAAGACCAGATGGAAATGGAGGAAAATGCATTACACCAGAAGTGTACCCCGTGAGGACACCCGCGTGTAGAATCTCAACCTCTTATCCCTGTACGAGGGCGCTGCTAAAGGGTTAGCTAACCGACTAGTACTCACGTCGAGGAAAGTTGCGCAGCGGGGTTCGTACTCACTAATATGGATCATTCTCGCAATCCGAATGTACAAAGGCGGGATGTTGTCCAATACTCACATGCGCTGGTCGCACGAGTTGGACAATTGTATAGACTTCACCACGTCACAGCCAGGCGTCGGATCACCAAACCCATGGGTGGCTACCATGATGTAAAGAGAGGAGTATACTGCTACTTCTCACCTGGCAAGCTGGTCTTGCAGAAGAAACGCAAGTTTCCCGGGTTGTACAAAAGCAGCAATATTGAGGCCGAGGCTAAGTGTAAAAAGCCTATGAAGCCTTTCAGGCCCAACCGATTTATAGGGTTGGACGTGGAGGAGCCAGCATCATCCACGCCTGTGCAGGGGGAAACCCCGAAGAAACGAGAACGGCCTGTGCCATGCAAAGTCAAGACGCCATGGACGCAGAAAATGTTCGGTGGGAAACTATCGGACTACCACACCTTCTCAAAAGGTCCCACTGGAACGTTGAAGGGTGGAGCTCTTGACATACCAATGCCAGAAAAGTCGAGATGTAGCTATTGCCAAATCAAAACTCGACTAGAACTCTGCTACCCCTGTCGAAGATGGTTGTGTGTTAGTTGCAACTCAGACAAACGAGTGCACAACCACTCTGGGTGTGAACAGTGTTTGGAATCGACCAACACATGCCCCGACTGCCAAGACACTTTCTGCCCAGAACACATCCTGCACGGATGTCCAACTGACATGGGGCCATTGGTCGAAAGTCGCGACTCAGCAAAAGATGAGGCGACCCGGAAGGACGCTCGGCTTGTTAAGGTGATATTGACAGACAAACAAGCCTTAGAGGTTCAAACGAGAGTTGACCAAGCACAACACTCTCTCAACTCTGAAGCTAGTCCAGCCCTCCGGAAACAAGTGGCGACCAGGCAATTAGAGCAGGCCCTAGAGAGGGAAGAACCTCCATACGACCATGGACAATTGCTAGTCATAGCTAGGAATGTGTCGTATCTACAGCCAAAAAACATAACAACTCTGAAGGCTGTTAAAGGGGCACTGCTACAGCACCTGCACAAGCATGGTAAGTACACAGACCCAGATGCCAATAGACAACTTGTCGTCGCAGTCCGGGCCGCCATGCGAATCACCCATGAGGAAGTGGAACTCAGCCGTGCGCTTTGTAGTGATCTACTGTTCCCGGGTGAAGAATTCGTCGATCGATTGCGACATAATGATCGACTAAATGGAAACGTACAAGTGAGCGCCCGCATTCCGATAATAACTAAGCTCACAGGGCTTAGATTTCCACTGTTTAGGAGAGCAGTGCCGACAAACAGCCCAGGCCAGGACCCGTCGAGTACCGTGGGATCACCCGGAATAATTACTCTTATCCGACTGGCCTTCATGTCGCTTCTGACTGGCATGTGCGCGTTGTTCCTCACGACAGCCTCGCCAGCAGTGAAACGCCGGATGCAAAGAACCGTTGGATCCACAATGCTAATAGGACGATCCCTTGGTTCTACTATGAACAGAGTGTCAGAACCCAACTGGCTGCAATCTGCAACCGGCACCGCCCAGCTGTGCAGGGATGTTATCAACTTCGGCACCACCGAGGCATGATGCAACAGCTGAGGAAATACGTGCTCAGGAACTTGACCCCTTGGACCAATGAACAGTTCCTCAATCATGTTCCTGCCGACAAGAAGAAGCTCTACACACAAGTGGTAAATGAGCTCGAAAATGGTGCAGACCCAATGAGAGCTAGAAGGGTCACGGGATTCGTCAAAATGGAACCCTACTACTTGAACAAGCACAAATACAAGGCCCCTCGAATGATTCAGGCCAGGGAGCCTTTATTTAATGTTGCTGTCGGCAAGTACATCAAACGATATGAGCACGCAATAGTGGCCATAGACCATCTAAAGAAGCTACCCACTATATCCAAAGGAATGACATTTGGAGAGTTGGGAGAAGCCATTGTAAACATCACCAACTCATTCAAGAATCCAATGCTGATAGAGTTGGACCATCACGAGTTTGACGCCCACGTTACAGAGGGACAACTTAACGTTGAACATGATGTCTACAACAGGTCATTCAGAGACCCGTATTTGGCGAAATTGTTAAAAACCACGCTGACAAATAATTGCTCAACAAGACAAGGCCTGAAATACAGAATCAGAGGTACCAGGATGAGTGGTGAGATGAATACCTCTATTGGTAACACCCTCATAAATATATCAATCATCAAGAACGTTTGTAAGTTGATGAACCTGGGGAGGACGCACGTACTAGCAAACGGAGACGACTCCATACTCTGGATTGAGCGTCAGCATTTCGACGTGAAACGTTTCCTGCAATTGTTGCTCGAACACAACATGGAAACAAAGGTAGAAAACATCCAGTACACTGCAGAAGCGATAGGTTTCTGCCAAACGAAACTCGTATACTTGGATGATGGAACACCATACATGTTGCCAAATCTTGGTAGGCAAAAGTTGAGGATAGGTTGCACCTACAAAGGAGCACAAATCCCGCACTACCCGACATACGTAGCGCAAGTCCTAGAGTGTCTCACCCTTTTGTACAAACCATTCCCACAAATAACAATCCCCTTGCTAGAGCGAGCGGCCAAAATCAGGCTCAACCAACCCGGCAAGGAATGTAAATTGGACATAATCGAACCAGGACTGTCCTATCTCAAATCCCGCGAGACTGACTACCCCTGGTCGAGCATAAATACATCAGTGTTAATATCATACCCTGACATTACTAGAGACTTGAACAAATTGTTGGCTAACAACACAGATCTACCTAACATCACGTCAAACAGCTTCAAAACTTGGCCCATAACATCCACAGTCTGGA